GTTAATGCCTTGGAACTGTAGGTTCTTAACAATGGTTGAACCGTCAGGCTGAATGTTAGTTATCAGCAGATTTGAGAAGTAATCGAGCCCGAGCATTGTGTCTGTTGGTACTGACGGATCGAGTAAGTCCACCGTCATTTCGTCAATGCGAATAGTTGTCTCTTGGCGAGTAGCGACATACTCCTTGGCGATATTGGTGACGATTGTGTCTGTCTCAGCTACCAAGTCTGTCTGGGTGATTGAGTGCGGGAAATACTTGTCGATTGAAGTCTGGTTATAGGCAGTAATGACTGAGCCACCAACACGCCCTAGATTGGCTTGGTTAATGATGAGTTTGTCGTCGAAACTGTATTTGAGGTTCTTGTAAGGAATCCCGCCTGTCTGGTTAAAGGCGGTTGGAGCAGTAGCAAGAGAAGCCATAACCTGCGCTCTGGACTTAAATACGGCTGTTCCTGAGCCGTCCATATAGAAAGCCCCAGTCTCGCTGAACTCGGCGTTCTTGAGCGCCTGAAGGCTTGTGCGGTTGGTCGCTGGGTCGGCAATACAGGTATTAGCCCCAGTAGCGATTGTGCGCATGGAAGATGGAAAAGATACTTGGTCTAGAATCTTGCCAATGCGTGTGCCTGTATCCTGCCCTGCTGTGGCATTGGTAATGGTTGAGACGTTAGCCATGTTAAATAGGCGAAAAGCATCTTGGCAGATAATGTCCACATAGCCGGTATCTTGATTGACTGGGTATGTGTAGCGATACTCGATGGCATAGCCTGAGAATAAATACTTCTGAGTTGTGCTGGTGGTTGCTGATACACGCAGCTTGCGAAGTGGGACTAGCTTGCCGTAGTAAGGGCTGGCAGTATTTTGCGGGTTGAAATAGGACAATGGATCGAGAACGCGGACTGTGCATTGCCCTGCTTCGTACTGGTCGCGCTGGATATTGCGCCCACGAGTAATGCTTATCTCATAGACATTAGGCGTTAAATCAACTACTGGCTCAGGCGATGATGAATCGCCTAAAGTGTTTGTTCCCAAGATGCCATATTTAGGGTCGCCAATTACAAAGCCGTTATAGCCGAATGTAGCGCCGTTAGAAAAGTCAAAGGAAACGGCTATCTGCGCTGGGAGTGCCATTAGCCGAACATACCTGCAATTCTACCGATTTGGCTTGGTGAACCTGAGAGGCTTGAGAGCTGTGCGCCAGCGAGAACCTTGTCAATTAGTTCCTGCTCACGGATTAAATTACCCTGCACAGTCACATTAACGACCGTATCTCCAGAAGGTGCGCGGTATCCAGCATAAGCCTGTCCAAGAGCTGTGTATCTTGCAGAATCAAGAGCTAACACAGCAGCTTCAGCAGCATTTGAGCCTGAAGCTAATTGGAACGCTTGCACAGCATTAAAGGCTTCTTGAACCATGGCATTGCTGGATACTGTGTTTGATATTGAACTGGTTGTATATCTCTTGCCGCCAGTGCCAGCCCAGTTGCCTCCTGCTGGACTGTTAGGATCGGGGAACTTTAAATTGTTCAATTTTTCTTGGAATTGTTCTAACCAAGTATCTAAAAATGCAAATGGATTTTTAATCTTTGCATCGCCAATACTTAAAAAGTAGGCATACAAGCCACCTGATGCATCTTGCGCCATTAGTATTTTCTTTGTCAAATCTGTTGCCAAAACTGCATTTCCGTTGAGAATAGCAGCTTGGGCTTGCAGACGTGTGCGATCTTCTTCGGAAATATTGCCTTTAAGGGCTGCAAGTATTTGAATCTGCTCTAGGTCAAATACAGAACCAGCTTTTTTAAGTTCGGCTTGTTTCTTTTGCTCGGCAGTCAATTCCTTCTGGGCTTTAACCTGCTTTGTTGTTAGCGCAGCCAGTTCTTTAGCTCGCTTGGCGGCAGCCGCTTCTGCTGCGCGTTGCTGTGCTGTTCGAGCGGCTGTTCCAGCAGGAGATGATGAACGATTGGTGTTTGGCTTGCTTCCTAACATGCCCGCAAGTGAACCGTTTGCGCCAGTTAAGCCACCGAATGAAGTGAGCCAATCCAATCCTTTGTAAAGTTTAACTAGACCAGCTACGGCGAAACTAGCAGCCGTTGTAATGCCGTTAATACCTTTCGCAATGTTGTCAATAGTCTTGGCTGCATCGTTGGCAGTTGAGCCGCCACCTATGCGGGCGAAAGCATCTACGAGACCTGCACCGATGGATTCTTTGGCGTTCTGAGCTGCAACGCTTAGAACATCCATCTTGTAAGCAGTAGTTGTCAAATAATCCTGCGCTGCTCCAGCAGACTTGGTAAGCATTACGCCTAGGATTTCGTTAAATGACTTTGACTTTAATTCTGCTTGGGTAAGTCCTGTGTTGTACTTCTTGAGCCCGCGAGTAATTCCTACATAGCCATTGGCTAAATCTTGTGTGACCGTAGCCAAGTCAATGCCACTAGCGCGGCTTATCTGGATTGCGTTATTGAGTAATTCCTGAGACTTGGTAAGTGATCCAGTTGTAGTGAGCAAAGCCTGAAACGCTGGGCGCAGAATATCGTCTGCAATGCCAGCAGATAATTCAAGATTTTTAATAAAGTCTGTGACGCGTGACTGGCTGAAAGAAAGTCCAAGATTATCGACTGCTGTTGCTAGTCGTCGAGCTGCTGCCTCGTCGTCTGAAAATGCTTTGACTGCTGCCTTGCCATAAGCGGTAAATGCTGCAATGCCAATTCCAGCGCCCAGTCCAGAAGCCAGCTTCTTGACGTTGCGCTCCAACATCATTACTGACTTGTTGGCTTTGTCGAACGCTGGTTTGCCTGTGTACTCGGCGGCAATGTTAATCGCGACGTTACTCATGCGGCTCTCCTTAGATTAACAATTTCGCTGCGGGCGTTAAACTTCTTTGTAGTGTTCTCGATTGAACGAATTACGGCAAGATTGGCTTTGCCTTGAGTCTTAGCCCAAGCGCGGAAAATGAGGCGACCCATCATGCGATGGTCATTGCCTTTCATCGAACCGAATAGGTTTCCAAGGTTTGATATGAACTGGTTTCCAGCATAAGGATTGACGGAACGGGAAACGCCCTTAGAGAACCCGCCAGCATTGCGACCCACCCAAGGCTGACCTTGACCGTTCTTGCGCCCTGCTGTTTCGTAAATTGCACCAATCATCGACTTATTCTGGATTCTGACTGTGTTGGTAAATCCAGCTCGGTTTGGCTTGCTTGGAGTTGTTTTGAATACGATTCCAGCCTTAATCACATTGGCATTGTAAGTGGGAAACTTTGCCTCAGAGAAAGATCGTGGCGCCCACCCTGACATGGGAGACTCAATAGGCACAAAGCCTCGAGCTTCATTAACAACTGGGCGAAGTGTTGCGCCTAATTCTTTTGTTAATTCCTTGGACAAGTCTGGAGCGTATTGGCTTAACGCCTTACGAAGTCCGAGAGCGCCCACGACTTCTGTTGGCATCGCTACGCTCCTTCGCTATGTCCTTGAGGACTTCTACATGTGCTTTGAACGCCATTGGTGAAAGTTCAACAATGGTGTGAAACGGGACTCCAAACTCGAAACTCATACGAGCCGCGAGATAGGTGAGAGAGTCCCGCTTAACCCAGAGGGTCAGACTCCAATACTTCAACACTTTTCAGCGTTGCAAGGAAATCTTCCCCAAAGGGTTTGACCGTTTCACCTGAACGACGTATTGCTTCCCAGCAGAGCCAGTAAACGTCTGACTGCTTCTGGTCTTCGATAAGAGCTTTGTGAAAGCCCTTCTTGGCGTATTGCTCGAAGGCATACTCAATCAACGGAGTAATTTCGTACTCTGTTACTGAGTTATCAGCCCTTGTTACCTTTAGCTTTGCCATTTTTAGCCCCTTAGTTTGTTATTAGAATGTGCCTGAAGTTGATACTGCAACTGTACCTGATACGTTCCAAGTTACGCTCTGAGTTGATAGATCACCAGTTGCGCCGTTGATATCAGTTGTGTTGTTAATCAAGCAGGTTGCTGTGTAAAGTGGGTTTGTCGCTGAAACTGCTGTTCCCTTTGTCTGAAGGAGAACTACTGTTACGTTTGTTCCCCATGCAGCCTGAAGGGTTGCAAGTACGTTTGCTGATGCTGTGTCGTTCAGGAAGTCGATTGTGATAGATGAAGCCTCGAGTCCCTTTACGAACTTGTGACCTGAGTCACCCATTGCTGTTACTTCAAGTTC